TCGGGCCGTCCTCCTCTCTTGTGGTTGATGCTGCTATCAGCGCACGGACACGTCGCCGACGGTTCCGGCCGGCAGTCCGCTCGTGCTGCCCCGTTTGACTATATCCACCCAGGTTTTACGCATGAGCGCGTACTTGAAGGCATCGGTGAAGTTGGTAGATTCGACGAGGCGTTTCGGATCGGACGATTTCTCTGCGCTCTTATCCTTTCCAATCCGCTTTTGTGAGTCCACGACGGTCTTGGCGAGTTCGAGGGCGGCTTTCAGATGCCGGCAATGTATGGCGTCGATTTGCAATTCAGGGAGTAGGGGATTGTGCCCGCTCATCAGCTCACGCATGAATATGTATTCGTCGGCCATTGGAATATTGCCTTGGCCCAGGGACATAAGCTGCACGCGCCAACCGGTTTTTGCTCCCTCGGCGTCCTTCTCGATTGCCTCCTTGATCTGCAAAGCCATCGATTGCTTGCTGCGACCGTAGTTGTTCCCGCTGCGGTCGTAGTAGAACTTTATCACCTTGTGCTTGTGCGGGCGGAAGTAGTCGAGGAATTTGTCGGCGATCTCCCTTACCCATTCGGGTGGGAGGCTGTGGAATTCTTTGAGGCATCGGAATACGCGGCCGTCGTCCTGGCAGACGATCATCGAGAGCATATTGCCGAAGTCCATCGCCATGTCTATTGAGCGGTTCGGGTCGAGGTGTCGCAGGAGCCGGCAGTCCTCGGTATCATGGAACCCGAGTGCATTTTCCACGGCGGGGTTGTTGCCGTCGTAGTAAAAGTGTCGCTCACCCAGGTTGCAATAGAACTGCTGGCCCCGGTCGATGCGCGGCGGCATCGATAAGATCGCGGCCTCCACGTCCGTGAGTTGAGAGGATAGCGCGTCGGCAAAATATTCAAGAGAGAGGATGTCGATGTTCACGTAGGAGGACACCAGCATGAACATATTCTGGGCCTTCTCGTGTTTCCGAAGATCCTGCCAACGCTGGCGCCAGCGGTTTGCGGTTTTGTATTTGTTCAGATATTCTTGGCGGTCCGCGTCGGATTGCGTGCGGTTGAACTTCTCTTTCGCGGCGACGTATTCTTGGAGGGCATCGTTGGCGACGAGTGCCGTCTTGAGTACAAGGAGGAGGGTGGGCACGTCTATATTCTTCGCTCCTTTGAATATCCAGTCATACTCCCCTGTATTGCCGGTATTCGGCATGTCCGTTGTGAAGGTCTCCCCCAGGTACAGCGGGGAATGGCCGAATTGAATACGGTAGCCGCGGCGGGCTTTGAGCAGGTTGCCGATCTTTGTTTCGGGAAAATATTTCGCCTCGTCTCCGAAAATATGGACGTAGGAACGTCCGGCCAGGGATGCCGGGCGGTCGAGCGATCCGAAGGTGATATTCAATCCGGTGAAAAACAGGATTGTCCTTTTGTATGAAATTATTTTGTTGTAAGGCCTCCAAAAATGTGGTTTCAACCATTGTGGCAGGTCGGCGCACTCCTGTTCTGTAAAAGTCGGGGGCTGCTTTTCCACGATGTAATGAATGCCCTCGTGAAAATCCTTACGCTCCAGGGCTTCCAGTACCGGAGGGAGTACGTTGGCCGTGAGGTTGGCGAAGGTGTCAGCTACCCATGCTACAGGTGCGCCCGGCATGTCGTACACCATTTCGATCAACCGCTCGACCTGTATTTCGGTTGTTTTTGCCGATCCACGACCGGCCACGATGCGGAGTTTACGCGGCATAATCATCGCGCACAGTTGCGCGAACCAGTTCATATACTGGAGGACGGCATACGGTTTTTCCTGGGGCCTAATTTTCGCACGATTTGCCATTTCCGAACATTTCGATTATATCCACGTCATCGATCAATGCCTCTTGGCGGAGTCGGCGTTTCTCGACTTCTGGGATGCGCAGTTGTTGAATTTGGTCGTTTATCTCCTGACGGTTTACGGGCGGAAGCCCCAGTACCTCAGTGGTTAGTGAGAACATGCGGATTTGTCGGAGGTACATTTGAGCGGGCAATTTCTGAATCTCCGGCTCATCAAGTTTGCGGATCTTCGCGGCCTTGGCTATTATCTCGCTGACCGCTTCGTAGTCCTTGGAGGTCTGCGCGGTTGCGAGAGCTGCGTGGGCGATGTTGTCGAGCATTTCGGCGTACTTGTTCCTCATAGCCTCTTTGGTCGTATTCCGGTTGGAGTAGAAAAGCTGGTCAGCCTGGTCGTAGTAGTCCACGGCCCGGTCGTAGGAGTAGCCGAACTGCTGTGTCAGCAGTTTTATAGTTGCCCGCTTCCCGAACTGGCGGTCCAGGGAGTTGATAATCGAGAGCAGGTCGATGAATAGCTTTTCGTTGTTTGAAAGTTCCTCCGTTCGGCCGGCCGCGACATATTCGGACACCTTCTCGAATGACTTTTGATTGTCGAAGCCGCCAAAGATGTCGAGTTTCGAGGTCTGAAATGATTTTTCGCGTCGAATTTTCTCGAGGTGGAGGATGGAGGGGAGGTCGCCTTTTTCGGCGTTGCCGAGGATTTTCGAGCCGATTGTCGCCGACGTCATCAGGCGGCCTCGGGTGATCGCCAATGAAACGATGCTTTCCGGGTCCTTGTACTCAGCCGTGAATTGGTCGATGTCGAAGCCCATACAGATGGCGATATCGCGGGGCGTCCATTCCAGGGCGCCGTATCGCTGAAGCTCTTGCACCTGATCGCGGGTCAGGTCGTCACCGATGATATTCTGCCTATAAGCTGGTTGCATTACTCAAAAGATTTGATTCCATCAAAATATTCGCGGTAGAACTCGTAGATGCCCTGGTCGATGGTGATGCAGCCGTTCTCGGTTCTGGGATTGGTGTTGATGTTGGCGGATGTTTCCACGGCGAAGGCGAATTTCGGCCCGACGCCGGCGTATATTTTCGAGTGGTTCTTGAATACGGCGATTCTCCCCCCCCCAGTATTTCTGGCAAATACGTCTTTTAGAAGTTGGTATTCAACCCGGTAGGAGTTCGGAAATATTTCACCCAAATAGGCATCGAGGTGTCCGATGCGGCCGGCTTGCAACCACGCCTCGAACTGTAATATGTCCTCGGCGGCCATGCACCAGGTGGAGAACAAACAGTAGGAAAGCGGTTGTTGCCGGAGTATTGCCTTCAGATACGAAAGGGAGTCCACGTCGCCACCGGTGATGAAGTGGTAGGCGTGGCCCTCTTGGAACTCGAACTTTTCGCAGGCATCCAGCAGCGAGGTTTCGGAGAAAGCTCTCCGATATAGGTATTTTGTCGAAAGCTCGTAGCATTGTGTCTTTCGGCGGTGCGTTTTTCGGGGCGCCTCCTTTTTTGCCGGTTCGGCAAAGTCCGTCATGGCGAGGATGTCGAACAATTTATCGGGCATAGTCTTCGATTAGGTTGTTTACCTCTTTCAAAAGTTCTTCCTTCTGCTTACGACGCTGTTCCCGCTGGGTGAGCAGGTGGGGTTTTGTGCCCTTTCTTATTTCGTCGTTGATCCGCCAGATTGCCAGTCGCAGGCGGCGTTGTTCGGCCAGAAGGGCTACGATGTTCAGCCCGCGTAATTTCCGTAATTGCCGGAGGTGGTCGAAAATCCGATGCTTCCCCAGAATTGCATGGTGTTCGCGGTAGTAGTCGAGTTCGGCGAAGATGCTGCGGTTCTCCTGGAAATTCTCGATAGCAGTCCGCGCGGTCTGGTAGCACTCGTCGAGTGTCGTGCAGTCGAATAAGTGGTCATGGGCCTGGATGTAACGCTCGTGGGCCGTGATTTTATCGGCCGCCAGAATTTTCAACTCCGGGGGACAATCCGGGTCGCGGAGAAACGGGAAGTCGTCGCGGAAGCGGCGGCGGGGCGTGGCGTTTTGTTCTTTCTCGATGCCGGCCAGAGCGCACAACTTCTCGATCAGCAGGGGCCGATATTTCGCCGGGTTCATTTTCACGAGCACCGGGAGTCGGGTGTTGCTGCTGAATTGTGAAAAGAGCAGGAGGCCCGATTGAACCTCGGCTCCTGCTCTCAACCATGCGCGAACGGCAGCAGTCGAGTTATTTTTCGCCATAGAGCAACGCGAGTCGTTCTTTGATCGGTGTGAATCCTGCTGCCGTCGTGCAGATAAATTTCTTCCGGAGGAGTGCTTCGGCGACCTTGGCCATGCAGGGATTGGGCGTATCCGCAAAGGCGACGGTGTTGCCGAACGACATGCCGACCTCCTCGGCCAGCTCTCCGGAGTGGGCGATGCTGTTGTACTTCTCGAAAAACTCCTCCGCGGTGAAGGTGTCGTTGTTGTCGAGGAGTTCCAGAGTTTTGAGTACCAGACCCGCCTCGAGGAGTACCGGGAGCCGGGTGTCGTTGGTTTTCGTCCATTTATTCGTCTGAATCAGCGTGCAGCGGATGCGGTACGCTGAGAGGTCGGCGAGGTTCACGCGATGCGTCGGAAAACAGTTCGCCGGTACGAATATGAACGTGTCTGGGATGACGTCTTCGGCCAGCAGTCCGGTGATAAGTTCTGCGAAGGGCGTCGAACCCACCTCGCGGGGGAGGATAACGGCCGGTGCGGCTTTCTGTTCCCAGGCTTTCGTAAGCAGGGGAAGGGCTTCGGGCGTTCCGCAAACGACGATCACCACGTCTTTAGACATAGTAGCTACCTCTGCGGCGTCCTCGGTCTCTGGGACCTCGGTGGTCGTGGTTTCTTTCTCTGCGTCAGCGGCGGGGACATTGCCACCGGCGGAGGCTCCGGCAGCGGGCGTGTTGCCTG